TACAGGCGACACTAAGAAAAGTACAGCCGATTTATTGTTCGGACGCAAATAGTATTTATATAAGGAGCAAAAAATGCCAATTACATTAGCAGAAGCTAAACAACTTAGCCAAGACAAATTAACAGATATCGTTATTGATGAATTTTCAAAATCAAACTTGATGGCTGATTTAACATTCGATAACACAGTAAAACCACAGGGTGGCAATTCGTTGACTTACGCCTACAACCGTATCACAACGCAACCAACTGCAGGTTCACGTCTTATCAATGGCGAGTACACAGCACAAGAGACAAAGACAACTCAAGCTGTCGTTAACCTAAAGGTTATGGGCGGTTCTTACGAGCTTGACCGAGTTATCGTTAACGATGAAACACAAGTAGTCAACCAAATTGAGTTCCAGTCAGCACAAAAGAGCAAAGCAACTGTTGCAGAGTTCCACAATCAGTTTATCAATGGCGACAGCGATACACCTGGTGAATTTGACGGAATCGACAAAGCTATCACAGCTACTACAACAATTACACCAGCAGCCCCAATTGACCTATCGACAGCCGCCGCAATCAAGACTAACTACGAGTCNTTCTTNTACAGCNTACGAAAACTAGTCTCTAAAATGGACGGCGCACCTACTCACATTCTTATGAACAGTGATATGTATGCAGCATTCCAAGCTATGTCTGACATCGTACCTAATATCCAATTTACACGCAATGAACTAGGTAACGAAATCGGTGTTTACGGTTCTGCTGTATTAGTTGAAATGGGCGATAAGCCAGGTACTAGCTTGCCAATCATCGAAACTAGCGATACTACTGGTTACACTACTGTTTACGCTATCCGAGCTAGCCTTGACGGCGTTCATGGTGTTTCACCTGATGGTAGCGAACTAGTTAAGACTTACTTGCCTGACATGCAAGCCCCTGGTGCTGTCAAAAAGGGCGAAGTTGAGTTTGTCGGTGCAGTAGCAGTTAAAGCTACTAAATCAGCTGGTAAAATCGTCAACGTCAAAGTTGCGACACCTGTTGAATCTTAGTAACTAACAAATAAGGAGTATAGACGTGGAAGATGGCCAGAAGATTAGAGTAAAAGAATACATATCAATTTTAAACACACAAGTTGAGCCTGGTATGTTACTTGATTTAATTCTTGATACAGTCATTGACCGCGTCTTGCTTTATTTAAACGAAACGACGGTCGCAACTAATCTAGAGCGTGTTATTGCACAACTAACTGTTACCGCATATCAAAAAGCCGTAGCAGATAGCACCACGACAGGTATTAGCCAAGCTATATCATCAGTAACTGACGGCAACCAGACTGTATCATTTAAGGAAAGCGCATTGATGTATATGAATACAGCTAGCGACCAAGAATTGTTTACAGGGTTTGTCCCGTTGCTAAACAGATATAGGCGCATTGGTGTGATCAGCTCGGAGACAGCAGATGCAGTTACCAGCTAATTTTACTAGCGCAATAGCTAACACTTTTTACGACAAAAGCTTTACAGTTAATCGTAAGACACGTTCTAAGGACGCAGAAGGTGGTGTAACAATCGTAACGGCACAGGTAGGTACATTCACAGGTAACGTGCAGGCAGGCACTACTAAGCAGTCTTTGTCGATAGTTGACAGAGGTTTGGTAGACAGAGTTGACCTAACCGTTAGCGTGGCGACTGGTAGCGATATCAAAACCGATGATGAGTTGGTTTATAATAGCCAGAAGTTCACTGTAAAAGGTGCATTCACTTACGACAGCCACTTACTACTAGTCTGCGAGAAGATATGAAAGTATCTATTAAAGGCTTAGACAAGACTTTAAAGAACTTTGATAAACGGGCTAAGGCTGATTTGGCTAATACAATCGTCAACAAAGGCGCAACAATCGTCGAGGGAGCGGCCAAAAGGTTATCACCAGTCGATACAGGAACGCTAAGACGAAGCATACTGACCAATAAATCAGAGGGGCGCCAAAAGGCAGAGGCAACAGTTAGCACTAGTGTTGAATATGGTATTTAACCAAGAGTTCGGCACTGTTAAACNAAAAGCCCAGCCGTTTATGCACCCAGCAGCGCAACAAAGCAAATCAAAGATTGATAAACTAGCACAAAACGAAATTCAAAAAGCAATGAGAGTATAATATGGAAACATTTAAGACTGAAATATACAACCAACTAAAGACATTAAGTGCCAGCGTATCACAAGCTAGCAACAATGTTTTTAATACATTACCGGCCGTTACCTATTTCATATCAAACAATGAGCCAAATTATGACTTTGAAAAAACAATCAATCTGCAAGATGTTGAAGTAACAATAGATATTTATGCTGAAACAAGCACTCTTGCATCTAGTTTGCTAGTATCAGCAGAGGCAGGAATGCGAAGTATAGATTTATTCTTGAACTTCACAACAGACGTACCAGACACTGACGGTCTTTATCATATAAATGCTCGGTTCAGTGGTTTAATTTAATAAAAGGAGAAAAAAATGGGAGCAATGCAAGCATTTAAAACTACACTTACCAAGACAAAGAGTGGTTTAGAAGTAGCAGACTTAATCGTTGGTGGTTTAACATCTATCGGTGGGCTACGAATTGACGCTGACGAGATCGAAGTAACAAACTTTGATTCACTAGGTTACAAAGAGTTCATTTCAGGGTTCAAAGACGCTGGTGAAGTATCAATCGAGGGAATTCTTAAGGGCGGAACAGACTTTGGAACGTTGTTAGCGCTACAAGACGCCGGTACAACTGAAGCTTGGACTATTGAGTTCTTAGATGGCTCGACATTGGCATTTAATGGCTATGTTAAGACTTTCGGAACTAACGACGGCGGCATGACTGACGCTGTTACTTTCTCTGGTTCGATCCGAGTAAGTGGCAAACCAGTATTTACAGAAGCTGAATCTTAATAAAGCCTCGGAGGTGGCTTAATACCTCCACCAAATTTAAAATAACGTGACGACGGTAAACGGGGAGAAAATATGGCAGATTTACAATTAAAGGCAACAATCACTAATATCGCAAAGTTTGAAAAAGAAACATGTGTTAATTTCATCGACGCATTTGATAGAATGAGCGTGTCAACAATGGTTGATTTAGTAAAAGCTTGTAGTAACACAACTGATGAAGAGCTAGACGCATTTGTTTCAGAGCATGGTATTGAAGCATTAAGCGATAAAATCCTTAAAGCATTCGAGGACTCTGGTTTTTTAGCGAAGCCTACTACGCCAAAAGTGTAAATTATAGTTCGTTCACAGAATATTGGGAAAGTCTCGAGGAAGAGGCGCTGACTTGCAATATACCATTTAACAGTTTTTGGGACGCTATGACACCTAAACTATTTAAGAAGTATATAAACGCATATAAACGCCAAAAAGATGATATGGACGCTCTAAACCACAAATTAGGTATGTATATCGCAGTAGGTGTAAACAATCCTAAGAAATATCCCACAAAGCCATATTCACAAACCGAGATTGAGCGACTAGAAAAAAATATGTCAGATGAACGTATGAAAGAAAAAGGAAAGCAAATAGCAATTATGTTTGGCGGAGAGATTAAATAATATGGCAGGATTAACAGTTGACCAACTACAAGTACTTATTACAGCTGATACTTCTGATTTACGCAAAGGTTTAGATGATGTCAAAAATCGTCTAGGAAATGTCAGCAAAAATACGTCTACGGCTAACGACTCATTTAGTAAACTAGGCGGAACAATGCTTAGAACCGCCGCAGGTTTTGCGGCCTCATTTAGTGCTATTAGTTTAGTCGGTGATTCGTTATCATCATTAGCAGGCTTGCAAACAGCACGGTCAGGCTTTGAAGTTCTGACTGGTTCGGCACAAAAGGCTAGTGAAGTAATGAAAGAAATCGGCGACTACGCTAATACCACTCCGTTCGAGTTCCCAGAAATAGCCAAAGCGGCTAGAACACTACTTGGGTTTGGGGTAGATGCTAAAGATGTTAATAAGGACATTAGAATGCTCGGAGATGCTGTTGCAGCATCAGGGGCAGAGTTCTCTGGCGTTTCACGAGTATTTGGCCAGATATTCGCAGCAGGCAAAGTTAATGCTGAGGACTTTAACCAGTTAATTGATAACGGTATTGCGCTTGGGCCGGAAATATCCAAACAACTAGGCATACCAATGTCAAAATTGAAGGACGAAATAGCCAAAGGAGCTGTTACGTCTGATGTGTTCAAAAAAGCCTTAGAGGAAGCGACAAGCAAAGGCGGAAAGTATTTTGGAGCGACCGATAAACTTGCCGACACGTTGAACGGTAGGATATCGACACTTAAAGACACGTTCACTGGTTTTGTTGGCAAAGTGGTAGGTGTTGATTTCTCGACTGGTATTGTTAAAGCTGATGGAGCATTCGCAATGTTTAGCAATAATATAAAAAACTTAACTGTCTATTTGTCTGGGAGCGGTAAAACGGCGTTTGAAAATATAAAAAGTACTATAATAACACTAGCCCCAGCTATAGCCGGTGTCGCAACGGCTATGGTAGCATATACCTCCATATTAGGTGTTGCTACAGCAGCCCAAGGTGCATTAAACTCTGTAATGGCTTTAAACCCTTACGTAGCAGCCGCCGCAGCTATTATTGGGTTGACGGTAGCGTTCGCCTCATTAGTAGGGTCTAGCGATTTATCAAAAAGCGCATCTGAAAGGCTTAAAATAGCACAAGACAATGTTAAAATATCGACTGATAATCTTAAATTAGCCGAGCAGCAAGTTACAGACGCAAGATTGGCACGGCAGGGCAGTGATATTGCTGTCCAAAGAGCGCAGGAAAGATTGACCCAGTTAATAAATTCTGGCACAGCCTCAGCGCTAGACTTGAAAGAAGCAGAATACAATTTGGCTGTTGCAAAAGATACTGCTAAGGCCGCCGCAAACCGTGAAACAGAAGCAGTCAATGCAGCCGCAGCCGCTAAGAAAAAAGACGCTGATAATAAACAAGCCGTTATAAATGCTAATGACGCGCAAGCTCAATCAGCGCAACGAGTAGCTGACGGTTACGGGAACATATCAAGGCAAATTGATATCGCATTCGATAAAGCAAAAAAAGCTGGTGAAAGCACATTCCAATCAAGCCTTAATGTCGGTGGAATAACAAACCCAATAGGTAGGAGGGCATCTGGCGGTTCGGTATCAGCTGGTAGCCCTTACTTTGTAGGCGAAAACCGAGACGGCTCGCTTAACAGCACGTCAGAATTATTTGTCCCACGTACAAGCGGTACAATAGTAAATAGCAGTGATTTACAAAGTATGCTAGGAAGCGGCGCAAAGCAAACTACAAATATAACCAATAACTACAATATTTCTGGGATAATGGCATCTGATAAAAGGTCTTTCGCAGAAGAGATGATTAAAAGTTATAATGAGATTATGCGGGCAAATGGTAAACAACAGATTGGAGTTGCATAATGATAAAAGCAATATTAACTGACGATGTCACGACACTAGAGTTAAAAGCACTCGAACGCCCTTTTACCGAAACGCCACTGGAAAAAACAACCGATGTCGAAACATTAGACTTTAATTTATTTACTGATTTTATATCTACCAAACGCCAGTGGTCAAACACTTGGACTATTATGACTAATGCAGAATATGAGGCCTTAGTTGGATTTTATAAAAGACAATTTACAACTTATAAATACCCACTATTAACGATTGATTTTTATTCAGTNTCATTAGTNCCNGTTAGAATGTCAATCGGNGTAAAGAATATNNGAGACCANGACGGAGTTGTNGAAGGNGTGTCAGTGACNTTNAGAGAGGCNTCACAGCTTGGGGGTAGCTAGATCATGCAAGTTGTATCAACTAGGTTCACAGANCTAGCCACAGGGCAAGTNAGNCCGCTAAACTGGAAGTATAAGATGTCGTTAAAAAAGGAATATGACGATAGCACTAAGATTTTTACTTTGGATGTTTCAATATTAGACGGTCCAGACTTATTAGCCACATCAGGCAGCCAGCCAATACAAGCATGGGACTTCTGGAATTACGTTGATTATTCCGACAGGGTTGTTTCGCTAGAGTGGACTAGGCAGTTAGAGTTTCCTTATTCAGTAACGTCATCTATCGCAGACATTAAACTAAACAATTATGACGGCTATTTCACACCGAAATCATCATCGCCTGTATCCGAATACATTATCCCTAAACGCCCGCTAAGGTTTTTTGCTGGCTTTGGCAGTGAGCTTTTACCACAGTTTGTCGGCCTAACAGAGACCATGCCAGAGATTGATAAGCAATCTGGCGAGGCTTCATTCCATGCAATCGACTTTTTATCAGAGTTTTACACACTTGAAACTAACGAGATTTTAGCAATGCAAAATGCTAGGACTGACCAAGTGCTAGAAGCGTTGTTTACGCTGTTTGGGCTAGCTAGCTCGATGTATTCACTAGATGAAGGGCTCAATGTTATACCATTCTTGTTTTATGAAAAAGGCACGTTAGCGTCTAAAATCTTACGTGATTTAATGCAAGCTGAAATGGGCAACCTTTGGCTTGATGAGAGTGGAATTATAAGGTTTTCTAACAGGTATGCAACATTAGGTAGCTCGGTAGCCACGTTTGACGGTGGTAGTATTATTGATATAGCAGTGCCAGATAAAGACTATGTTATAAACAAAATCAAGATAAATTCTAAAGTCAGAGAGCTACAAAACTTCCAATCTATTTGGAATATGGCAGAAAATGGCGGTACAGAGATAATAATAGGAGCTAATAAAACATTCGTTACTAATATATCGCTACAAGACCCATGTAACACTATAAATAACCCAACAATAGGTGTATCAAGCACTGATTCGTGGTTTACGGCTATAAAGACATCAGATGATTCAACCGTTTCCTCCGGCGTTACCGTTACAGGGCAATCGCTAAAAGCTAACAACCTAACACTATTTTTCAGTAACACAAACGCATTTGAGATAAAAGTTGATGCTATGGAGCTATGGGGCGAGCCAGCAATTGTAATTGATAATATTGTTTATACAGATTTAAACCANNCAAGNATNGATAAATANGGCGANAAACTACTNGAGATAAACAACGANTTCATNCAGTCAACCAGTCAATGCGCGTCACTATCAGTGCCAATTTTATTATTTTACGGTCAATACGCTAACCAAATACAGATAGAAATTAAAAGCAACCCAGCGCTACAACTGAACGATGTGATAACGATTGACTATACACCTTATTCAGGCGATTATAAAATTGTTAAATCAATCATCAAATTAAACGGTAGCAAGCTGACGCAAATATTAACTTGCATAACAACGGAGGTGTTACAATTCTTTACACTGGACGAGTCGATATTAGACGGCCCAGATTTGTTAGGGATTTAAACTATTATGGCAGATATATATTCAAGCGGACAAAAATCAACTGACGCTTTAAGCGGTGGGTTAAAGTTTGAGCAAGATAATAATAGGATAATAGGGCGAGACGAAAACGGTATACCCAATTTGATAATTAGTAATGTACCTAGCGAAGCACCTTTAATAGAGATATCAATCGGCGGCAACGATGTTTTGACTTGTACAGATGATAAGAAAATAATGACCTCTAAATACCAGAACTTATTTAGTTATGCTGGTCCAGAGAATCTAACATTAAATTATTTAGCTAGCACTGGTACTATAACAGGTAACATGACAACACTGATACCGTTTACAGATATACCTAGCACACCAAGTCTCAGAGCTTCGCTAATAGATGTAGATGATTTATTCGGCAATATACGCTATCCTTTACCGTACCATTTATACACTGCAGCAGGGGTTGTAGAATATTATATTTACCCATTTATCGCAGCAGGTCCTAGTTACTGGAC